CACAATATAAAAAATATACATTAAAATTAGATGGTAAAGATACTTTTGTCTACGCTTCTAGAAATTTAACTTTAAAAGAAGCAAAAGAAGATATAAAAAATAGATTTACACCAAGTAAAGTAACAAACATTAAAGAATCATGAAAAGTTTAATTTATGGAAATGGTGAATCTAGACAAGTTTGGGATATAACTAAATCTTACAAAGGTTTTAAAACATGGGGTTGTAATGCAATTTACAGAGATGCCGTTGTAGATAATCTTATTGCAATAGATTATGGTATACAACAAGAGATATACGAATCTGGTTATGCAGAAACAAATCAATGTTACTTTGCAGATTGGGCTATATTAGAAAATTTTGACCCAGAATTTTTAAAGATAAATTATGCACCAAAACATATACACGAAACTGAAAGAAAAGATAGAACAAAATGTGTAGTTCAAGGAAAAGAGTTAGCAACTGCAGAAAAAAACTATCATGAAATGATAAATCAGTTTCCTCATCTAGACAAAGAAGACTGTAAGAATAAATGTTATACAAATGTAGGTTTATATATCACATGGTTAAATGAGCGAGATAGTGTTGATTATATAGAGTATCCTAGAGAATGGTGTGCAGGTGCAACTGCCATACATCTATCATGTCAAGAAGCTTCTTTACTTCAAGAAGGTTCTGATGAAGTATATATGTTAGGATTTGACCTGAGTGAATATGATGAACCTATTAATAATATTTACAAAGGAACAAAGAATTATCTACCAGAAACATCAAAAGGATTTAATACTGATAATTGGACTACACAATTAATACAGACATTTAAAGACTTCCCAGAAACACAATTTTATTGGGTTGTAAATGAAGATGCTAGTCCTTTAGTTTGTAATAATGTACAAAGTATTACCTATAAAGACCTTGACAAAAGATGTCAAGTATAGTAAAGTAGCAAGAATAACTATTATAAATAGTTATGTATCGAAAGATACACAAATAAACATACGATAATATAATAACATACGGAGAAAAATTATGTCATTAGATAGTCTAAAAAGCAGTGGGTCACTTAATAAGTTGTTAGATGCAGCAAAAGGTGAATCTGCTCCCCAAGAGAAAAAATCATATGTAGATGAAAGGTTGTGGAAACCAGAGCTAGATAAGTCTGGCAATGGATATGCAGTCATTCGTTTTTTACCTGCATGTGAAGGTGAAGACCTACCATGGGCAAAAGTATGGAATCATGCTTTTCAAGGCCCAACAGGTCAATGGTATATTGAGAACTCTCTTACAACACTCAATCAAAAAGACCCTGTGTCTGAACATAACACTAGATTATGGAATACAGGTTTAGAATCTGATAAAGAGATTGCTCGTAAACAGAAAAGAAAATTACAATACTTCTCAAACATTTATGTAGTAAGTGATACAAAACACCCAGAGAACGAAGGTAAAGTATTCTTGTTCCGTTTCGGTAAGAAAATCTTTGATAAGATAACTGCAGCAATGTCACCAGAGTTTGAAGATGAAAAGGCAATCAACCCATTTGATTTTTGGGAAGGTGCAAACTTCAAATTAAAAATTAGAAAAGTAGATGGTTTTTGGAACTATGATAAATCAGAGTTTGAAGACACATCAAAACTTTTTGAAAGTGATGATGATGCAAATAAAGTTTGGAAATCACAATACTCTCTTGCAGAGTTTACTGCGGCTTCAAACTTCAAATCTTATGATGAGTTAAAGACCAGACTAGATGCAGTGCTTTCTGGTACTGTAAAAGTTGGTAATGTTGCTGATGATTTAGATGATGCACCTGTTGCAAAACCTAAAGTCGATACAAAACCTGTAACTACAAAAGTGGAAACACCTGTAGTTGAGGAAGATGATACATTAGCATATTTTGAAAAACTAGCTGAGTAATCATGTGGTGCCCCTATTGCCGAAGGCAGTTTAACTGCAATTCTTTAGGGGCACTTTTCTTGTATAATTCTATACAATCCTTATAAATACATATATGGCAAGAAGTAAATATATCCAAAGTGTCTTAAAGGCAGCAGGTGGTAGACCTAAATCAACACAATGGTTTCGTGATAAAATAAAAGAATTTGGAATACCAAAGTCTGCTGATTTGATTCGTGATGGTAAAAGAACCACAACACCCACTTTTGGTATACTAAATATGTTTGTATATGACCCTAAACTAAAAGAGAAATTACCATATTATGATACATTTCCTTTAGTATTACCCATTGAAGAATATAAAAATGGATTTTTAGGAATCAATTTACACTATCTATCTATGCCTATGAGAATTAGATTATTAGATAGACTAATGGATTATAGTAATAATGATAAGTTTGATAAAACTACTGAATTAAGAACTAATTATAGTAATCTAAAAAAAGTAGATTTAATTAAACCTTGTCTAAAAAGATACTTGGCAAGTAATGTGAAAACAAATTTTAGAAAAGTAGAAGCAGATGAATTTATTGTTGCAACACTATTACCTGTACAGAGATTTAAGAAACAATCTGACAGTCATGTGTTTGCTAAATCAAGAGGAATGATATAATGGCACTTAAACCACTAAAGGGTTTTGCACAAGGAGTATTAAATGAATTCTTGGGTCTTATTCATCAAGAAGATTCTTATGCTAGAGTATCTCGTTACGAAGTGGTAATACAACCACCAAGAAGTGTGACTAGACCTGAAGGTATGAATGCAGGGTCATCTCTAACTTTAGGTGAGTTGGCTAAAAATGGAACGAATAGAGATGTATCTTTAAAGTGTACTAGTATTAATCTACCAGGCAGAACAATGACACAAGCAGAAGATAATACTTTACAAGGGCCGTCAAGAAATATCGTAAGTGGTGCTTCTACTTATGCTGACATTACTGCACAATTTAGTATGTTAAATATAAATGGTCAAGACAGAAGATTTTTTGAAGAATGGCAGAATCAAGCAATAAGCCCAGGTGATTTTAGTGCAAAATATTATGATGATTATGTGGGTGAAGTAAACATTTATTTACTCAATGAAAAAAATTTAAGAATGTATGGTATAAAACTTATTGAAGCATTTCCTAAAGTGATAGGAGATTTTGCTTTAAATGGAGAAACTAAAAATCAATTGGCAACAATGGATGTTACTTTCTCTTATAGATATTGGGATATACTTGAAGGTCAAAGTGATTTACCTAAGAGAATAATACAAGGTGCATTTGATTTGTTGGCTAACTCTGTAGAAAACAAACTACTTAGAAAGTTACCAAAAGTTAAAACAAGACTATAGATAATAAACTAGAGGATGAATAATTATGGCATTACCAAAATTAGAAGCGCCTGTTCACAGTTTGACATTACCGTCATCAGGTGAACAGATAAAATTTAGACCGTTCTTAGTAAAAGAACAAAAATTATTGATTTTAGCTGAAGAAAGTAAAAATCAAGATGATTTATATAATGCATTAAAAGACATTATAGATGGTTGTACATTTAATAAATTATCAGTTAATGCATTACCAATGTTTGATGTTGAATATTTGTTTTTAAAGATAAGAGCAAAATCTGTTGGGTCAAAAATTAATGTAAATGTAGTTTGCCCAGATGATAAAAAAACACAAGTAATGACAGAAATAGATTTAGATGATATTGATGTACAGATAGATGAAGAACATACAAATGTTATACAAGTTAATGATGATATTAAGTTAGTTATGCAATATCCTATAATGGATGATGTTAAAACATTGAAAAATACATCTACTATGGAAATGTTTAAAATTATTAATAAATGTGTAAAAGAACTTCATCATGGAGAAAATATTTACAATGGGCCAGACATGCCTGAAAAAGAATTAGATGAATTTTTTGAAAGTATGAGCCCCGACCAATTTATGAAAGTTAATGATTTTTTTGACACAATGCCAAGATTAAGACATTATGTAAGTGTGACAAATCCTAATACTAAGGTAGAAAGTAAAGTTTTAATGGAGGGTCTAGAGCATTTTTTAGTGTAGGGCTCTCTCATGAGAGCCTAGAAAATTACTTCAAAACTAATTTTGCTCTCATGCAACATCATAAATACTCTTTAACTGAATTAGAAAATATGATACCATGGGAGAGAGAAATTTATATAGGTTTATTACAAAAATTTATAAAAGAGGAAAATGAAAAAACAGAGAAAGAAAATCAAAGGATGAAAAACAATGGCTGAAACAGAAACTAAAAAAGTAAATATAGAACTAGAAGTAGATACAAATGTTGTAGATTCTAGTAAAAATCAATATCAATCATGGATAGACATGGCAAGAGCTGTGGATGCATGGAGAATATTTCCTAGAGTATTCATTACAACATACATCTATCTATTATACAAAGTAGTCATATGGTACATGGAACTACCTAATCCAACAATGGAACAATCTGGTTTAGTCAGTATTGTAGTTGGTGCAGGTGCAGCATGGTTTGGATTATATGCAGGAACGAGTAAAAAATAATGGCGGCAGATTTTAGTACAGTAGTAGATGCAGTATTATCTCATAATATGTCAGATGCCACTAGAGACAAGGCTCGTTTAGACCAGGCAACCTCACACAATCAAAAACTTGTAGGTAGATTAGATACCCTTAGTGAAAAAATAGATTCAGGTAATAAAGAGGTAGCAGATGCATTTCAATCCAATACAGAAGTGCAATCTGAAATGCTACAGAACACAGACCCAGATAGTTCTAAAAATCAAGAGCAAATAAACGAAGAAAATAAAAGACAAGAAGGTCTTGTTGCTGCGTTACAAGGAGTTGGTGAGAGAGTTTCAAATTTAGGAAAACAGGCAAAAGATTTTGTTGGAGAGACACCTACATTTATTCAAGCATTACTTGCTGGTGCTGGATTTTTTGCACTTGCAAAACTTCTACAAACTGATACTGCAAAAGGAGTTTTTACAACCATAATAAATGCATTAATAAAGTTTGGAAAAGATATTAAAGAATTATTAAATGGTACAAAAGGTTTTATACAAGTTATATTTGATAACTTTTTAACTATACTAGCTATCGTAACTGC